CCCTTATGGTTAGGCACGATTTTTATACCCCGTTAGTATAGTGGAAAATACTCTAGGCTACGAACTTAGGGACGGTGGTTCGATTCCATCACGGGGTGCCAGACAAATAATAGTGTACAACGAATTATTTTTGTGGTATAATATAAGTTAATGGCAGCATGATGTCATTAGGATAAGTGTAGCGATACACCCAAAGCTGGAAAGCCTACATACCAGCGCTAGTAATAGTCCATTCATGCAAGCATGCTTGGGCCCGTGAGGGTCTCTTCACTAATAAGACTGGTGGAGATAACAATGAAGCAAGTGTTGTGGAAAGAATGTTCACTTAAAGGCTTGAGTCGAAAGACGAGAGGAACCTAAGTGGATAGAGACCAACAGGTGGTGCTGTGGCTCACAACTAACCAACTTGTCAATTGGTACGAGAAAGTGTAGTGTTATATTTCGAAGGGTCGCTCCTAAGAGGTGTAGCGCAGTATTAATGGTTAGTGGCGGGTACGCGAAAGCCGAGACCCCGACACCGATCGTGAAATACGTCTGAGTAGCCCGCGAGGCAAAAGGAACATGGTGTGTTGTATTTTGTATCTAACAAGATATGAAGCAACTGAGGCAGCACATCATAGTAGGTTAATGTAGATCAATGGTAGATCGTCTGACTTTTAATCAGAATGCTGTCGGTTCAAATCCGATCATTTAAACAAAACGCAAAGACTGCCTCAGTTGATTGTGAAAATCATCTAACGCTCGAGTCGTAAGACAATCGAGTCCGATGGATCCCGCAAGGTGAAGTTGGTTTGTACAATGAATTTCGTAATGGTTTAGCGACCGTGAATTGCTCGCAAGGCAAATGTAAAGAATTGTGTAGAGTAACAATCAATGATAAGTCTAGTGCCTGACTTTCAAAACGGCGATGATGTTGAAGTACAGTAATACCGCAAGGGTTATTGTGGATGTCTAGAGAAGAGTTGCTCGCAAGGTGGCTTATAATGCTAGAAGCTTCAACGCAGAGGGTGTAATCTCAGCCCTCTACATATTAAAGTACATTCGATGAGTGTATTTCAATATGTGATTGGACCAATAGCTTAATGGTAAAGCAGTCGACTCATAATCGACCGAGTCTTGGTTCAATTCCAAGTTGGCCCACCATTTACAACGAATTAAATCTGTGATATAATGTCTATATAAGGAATATGAAATGCAAGTAAATCTCCGTAAAGCAAACGCAATCCAATCTGAAATCACTAAAGCAATTGCTGGTGTGAAGGTTGAAGGTACATTGACAGTGAATGAGTTCACTCTTGATTTGAATAATGCAATCGATAAAGCACGCACTGATTTTATTGGTGCAATCACTCGTAAGACTGCATTGAATGCAGCTCTCTATGAGATCCGTAAACAAGTTGCAGTTGCTAATGCATCTGTTGGTATCAACGATGTGTTGAATGAAGTTAACTTGTTAGAAGCAAAAATGGGTATTCTTGGTCTTGCAGCTAATGCACAACCAGCTAAGGGTTTCGATGAAATCCATGGTCGTATCCAAAAGATTAAGTCTACAGTGACAACTGATAATTCACGTTTGGCATTGTATGGCGAACGTTATAACAACGTTGAGTCTCCAGTTTTGACTCAAGCACAAATTGATGCATACAAAGATGAAGTGAAGAATCTCAAGCGTATTCGTCAAGGTTTGCAAGATAAACTGTTGACATTGAATGTTAGCAATTATATCAACCTTCCACAGGATGTGTTGAATATCTTGCAAGCAGAAGGTATTCTGTAAAGTTTAGAGGATAGCAAGGATAGGAAGTTAGTTAGGTGAGCGCAAAAGTATAAACGTCTTGAAAACGCTTAATACTCCAATTAAATTGGTTCTGACGGACTAATTTGACTAAACTCGGCCGAATATGGTTGGTTGCTCCTAGCATACCCCGACGCAAGTCACTTGTTTATTGCTACTAGGATTCTATAACTTTGTGGCCTGTCTCTTGTATTTTGCAAATTGCAGGTTGCTGTGCGACTCGTCGCTAATGGAATTGAATTGTTATCCTCACCTAATGCGTCGCGGCTAATCTCAGGAACTCCCGTACACCTGAGTTAAAATAACAAAAAAACGGGGCCATGCGGGATTAGTTTAATGGTAAAACGAGATCCTTCCAAGTTCAAGTCAGGAGTTCGATTCTCCTATCCCGCTCCAAATTAATTGCTGCAAATTTTTAAAGAATGTTTAAAGTATTAGAAAATGATAAGGAACTGTACTTAGCAAAAACTCTAGATGAAGCCATGGTGTTTGCTAAAGGTTATGGTTATTTTGTGACTATCAAAGGTAATGACTTTGAAGTTGTTGGTAAATTCGGTGTTGATACTGTTGCTGATGGCAAGTGCCCAGACGGTATCGCATATGATTGGAATAAGGCATCACGCATTGGTCGTGTAAAGAAAGAACGTATATGAAACGAAAACATAAACCTCGAAAACCTATGGGGGTATAACTTAACGGCTAAAGTATCTGGCTTTTAACCAGGAAATCAGAGTTCGATTCTCTGTGCCCCTACCATATGCAAACACATTAAGCGAAAATATAACCGTTACTCCTGTTGGACACGGCATAGTACGTAGATAGTGTGTTTACATATGGTATATTCCTTACCAGAAGGCTCAAACGTGGAGAGCCTAGCGAAAGCTAAATGTAATGCTTGGTCTAGAACAAGACTTACAACAACTCTTTGACAGTTATCAGACTAAACTGTCATCATATAAAAACACATTAACGACAGTTTAACGGACAAGCAGGAATTTATTCCTCCGTGTTATACAGAAGGCTTTGTATAACGGTTAGTGTGTTTCTATATGGTTATAGCGAAGAATATTGAAGTTGGTGGCAAGTAACCGAGACGACCACCTTGACGATTAAAGAAAACTGCTGGTAAAACCGATAAATTCCTTCTCAGGATTTGCAGTAGGCGACGTCAATGTTCTTCGCTATGACTATGGTGTTAGTAGTGTAGTGGCTGCACAACTGTCTGTGAAACAGTTAGAGAGGGTTCGATTCCCCCTTTCACCCCAGAATTTATGCCTCTTTAGTTTAAAAGTAGAACACCCTCCTTACAAGTGGGATACGGCGGAGCGTTACCGTCAAGAGGTACCAAGTTTAGTTCCTGATGTGGTGTAAGTGGTATGCACACAATAGCGCGCAGAGGTGGCAGTTCGATTCTGTCCGCAGGAGCCAATGATAAATATGTAAAACAACTTTGGAGTGATCATGAATGTTTTAGCACTAGATGTAGGTGGAATTCCTCGTCAATGGCTATCGTTCGAGCAAGCGATCCTCTATCAAGCTAAAAAGCAAGTAGCATGGTCGCTTGGAGAAACGGTAGCAACTTTCCGTGGTGGATTACAAAATGATGGAACAGAATCCATCTTAGAAACACCATCAATCATTGCTATTCGTGGCGGTGAAGGTTTCAACCCAGCAAAATTAGGTAATGTTGTTTTGACAAACAAAACCCTATTCGGTAGAGATCGACATGTCTGTGCGTACTGTGGCAATCATTTTACTGCTAACAACCTTTCCCGTGATCATATCACTCCTGTGTCACGTGGCGGTCAGAATGTTTGGATGAACGTTGTGACTTCATGTAAGAAGTGTAACTCTGTGAAGAGTGACAAGACACTTAAGGAAGCCGGTTTAGAATTGTTGTATGTTCCATATGCACCTAATCATTACGAACATATGATTCTTCTGAATCGTGGAATTTTGGCAGATCAAATGGAATACTTGGCAGCTGGTGTTCCAAAACATAGTAGAGTGTTTAACTAAAGATGGGGACTTCGGTCCCCGTTTTTATTATGAGGTGATTATGAAGAACTATATTTCAGTATATGATAATGTGTTGCCAGATGAATTTTGTGATGAGCTCATTGCCAAATTCGAATACAATAAACAAATACAAGTTAGACGAGATGATAAGTATAAGACATTCTCAGAAATTAACTTTGCGCAATATCCAGTGTTCGCTGAAGAACAGAACACAATTCTAACAACAATCCAACCGTTTATCAAAAAATATACTGATGAACATGGTATCAATTTCTTCCCTGAAAAAATCGGTTTTGAACAAGTTCGTATGAAGAAATACGAAACCGGTGGTCAAGAAGAATTCAGAGAACATGTTGACGTAGGTGATTATGCATCTGCACGTCGATTCTTAGTCATGTTCTTCTATCTCAATAACGTCGCAGAGGGCGGCGAAACCGAATTTATCGGTATCAATAGTGACATTCGTATACAACCTAAGAAAGGTCGAATGCTCATGTTCCCTCCAATGTGGACACATCCACATGCTGGTCTTCCCCCAATCTCCAATGCAAAATATATCTGTGGTTCGTATCTGCATTATACGTAATACTTAAGTTCTATATGTACAACATGTAAAAAGTGTGGTATAATAAATCTATTCTTAGTTGAGGTAAGTAATGAAAATCGCAATCGCATCTGATGTACATCTTGAATTTGGTCCATTACAATTGGTCAATGACGAAGGCGCTGATGTATTAGTGCTTAGCGGTGATATTTGTACTGCTAAAGATCTTGATCGTCCAAGTTCAGTTTATGGTGATATGCCAAATAGCAAAACTGCTATGCGCATGCATGACTTTTTCAAGAATGCATCTGAACAATTCCCTCATGTTGTATATGTTCTTGGTAATCATGAACACTATAACTATGATTTTAAATACACAGCAAGCAAAATCAAAAATGAACTAGCACACTTAGAAAACATCTATGTGTTAGATCGCGAATGTAAAGTCATCGATGATGTTACATTTGTTGGTGGCACAATGTGGTCTGATATGAATAAACGTGATCCACTCACATTGTTTCACATGAAGCAAATGATGAATGATTTTCGTTGTGTGAAGAATAGTGATCGTGAAGTTTATCGCACTGTTCCATTATACAAGCGTAAAGAAGATGATAGCGGTTATGAACTCGATGAAAAGGGTTTCATGATCCAAATCGGTACAAAGAAAAAAGCAGAACCATCTACATTTTCTCCTGATGATGCCGCTGATGAATTTGACAAGTTTGTACAATATCTTCAAGTTGTAACGGCATTTCTTGGTAAAGATCCAAAGAAATATGTAGTATGCACACATCATAGTCCAAGTCATCAATCATGCCATCCACGATATGCTCATGATCAACTTATGAATGGCGGTTATCATAGTGATTTAGAAGACTTCATCAATGAACGTCCTAATATCAAACTGTGGACACATGGACATACACACGAAGATTTTGATTATATGGTTGGAGAGACACGAGTAGTCTGTAACCCACGCGGTTATATCGGTTACGAAGGTCGAGCCAAAGAATGGAAACTTAAATACGTAGAGGTGTGATATGAGTGATGGAATTTCTAGAATGTATGAAGATGCATATGAACTAGCATATAAAGCAGCACTTGAAAGATTTAAAGCAAAAAATCCAGAAGATGTGTATCTGCTTCTAAAGGATCTTGCTAGTGATCTTCAACACATTGGTTATGATGACAGTCTACAGCTTACGCGTAATCAATGGGCAACATTTAATCGACTTCAAGCAACAATTAAAGAATTAATGAAATGAAAGTAAATATTGGACCTTACCGTCGTTGGATTGGCCCATATCAAATCGCAGAGAAGATCTGTTTTTGGTGGGATAAAGAAGATGATCGTGTATTTGCATTTGGCCATTGGCTTGCTGAAAACAAAGATGGCACAGATTCTCGATTAACACGTCTTTGCCAATGGTTTGAAACTAAGCGTGATCGTAAAGTTCAAGTTCGTATCGATAAGTATGATACTTGGAGTATGGATGCTACGTTAGCATATATCATTCTTCCAATGCTGAAGCAATTGAAAGAAACCAAACACGGTTCACCAATGGTTGATGATAAGGATGTGCCTAAAGAATTGCGTAGTACATCTGCACCAGCAAGAGAAAATGAATGGGATATCGATGATAACCATCATAAACGTTGGGATTGGGTGATGGATCAGATGATTTGGTCTTTTGAACAAATTCATCCTGATAATGATTCAGAGGCACAATTCCATAAAAAAGGAGAGTTCGATATCGAAGGCTTTAAAAAGCATGATGAACGACTTCAAAAAGGTTTAACATTATTTGGCAAATATTTTAGAGGACTTTGGGATTAATGGAAGCATTCGTACTAGTTGGCATTGGATTTATTTGTGGTGTATGGTTTCACAAACTTTATGTGTCGATTCGTAAACAGATTATTGAATTACGAATCGAAAAAGAAATTGATGCGAAGGTGAAGACTCTTAAAGAAAAGATTATCCCTTCTCGTATCGAAGAAGCGAATGGTTTATTGTTTCTCTATAACAATGAAACAAACGAATTCCTAGGACAAGGCGCTAATGCAGATGAATTAGAAACATCTGTTAAAGCACGATTCCCAGGAAAATTATTTAATGTACCGCAAGAGCAACTTGACAAATATTTTAAGGAAACAAAATGAAAGCATCTAAAGACTTCCGTATGAAAAGCACAACAAAAACTTTGTTGGCACTTGGTAAATTTAAAAGTGAGGAAGATCGTGCATCATTCCGTCGTGCAATGGTTCAAGCGCAATTGGCCGAAGAAAAAGCAAGTCGTGACAACCAACGCGGAAAGCCAAAAGATGAATAATACACGTTTCATTACAATTGTTGTGGCAGTAACAATCTTCTTTGGTGCATTGATTGGTTGGGGAATTGCAGCTACACAGTGGAAAAAGGAATTAATCCAAGTAGCACTTGATAAAGGTCAAAACCCAATGTACATTAAGTGTGCAATGGAACGAGATACTTCACAGGAATGTAAGACACTAATTACTGCTATTGCTATTGCAAAATCTGATAAATAAGGATATGTCAAAAATAGCATTAATCGGGGATAGTACGACAGATGGTGGAACTCTTACACAGAATCCACCGTGTCATGCAAAAATAGGTGGTGTTGAAATAGCATTGGATCAATGTCATGTCACACCGCACTTGACAAACTTACCTATGAGTACTAAACACCCCGATCAATCGGCAAATGTGGTTACCGCTTCAGGTAAAGTAACCATAAAAGGTATAAAGGTTGTAATGAATAATGATGTAGCCGCATGCGGTGCTGCTGTAGTAGCTACATCAAAGGCATCTACAGCATAAAAGAATTGTTGTAATCCCTTCAACGCGAAGGACTTCTGGACGCGGGTTCGACTCCCGCCATCTCCACCAAAAGTGTATTAGTGAGGGTCTGTCCCTTTCAATAGAGATTCCTAAGGAATGCAGCTAATATATTTTTGATGGGGATGCCATGGTTTCGACAGGGGTAGATAGTAGAGACGGCAACACGGTAGGCGATGACCGTAAATCAAGCAAATCTCAATAACTGCAAACGATGAGTTATTCGCTATCGCCGCTTAAGGCTAGCTGAGGTAACTATACCTTATTACCAAAAATAGTAAAGGCTCCTTCGGGAGCCTTTTTTTACGTATAAATAGAAGTAGATACAACTACACGGGGTGCCAAATGGCAACGATTTTAAAATTTAGACGCTTTACTACAAATGATAGCGCATTCATTGGTTCGAATGGTGAACTTACCGTTGATACTGATTTGAAAACACTACGCTTACATGACGGTCAATTGACTGGTGGTACCATTATTGCAACACGTGATTATGTTACAGCATATGCAAGTGCGACATATGATACATCATCCACTGTCACATCAAAGATTAATACTGCACTGTCATCATATGATACTACATCAACTGTCAATGGAAAGTTAGTTACTACACTAGCAACAGTTGATACAAAAATTTCTACTGCTCTTGGTTCATATGATACTACATCAACAGTTAATGGCAAACTAGTTACGACATTAGCAACAGTTGATACAAAGATTGCTACAGCATTAACATCATATGACACTTCTGCTGGTGTTACTACTAAAATTAACACAGCTATTAGCGATGTAGTTGGTTCAGCACCTGCGGCATTAAATACATTGAAAGAACTTGGTGATGCACTTGGTAACGATGCAAACTACGCATCAACTATTACTACATCATTATCATTGAAAGCACCACTTGCATCACCAGCTTTAACTGGTACTCCAACTGCACCTACAGCAACTGCTTCTACTAGAACAACACAAATTGCAACAACTGCATATGTTCAAACTAATCTAGATGATTATGCAAAGTCTGCATCTCCTGCATTAACTGGTGTTCCAACTGCACCTACTGCAGCGACTACTGTCAATGATACACAGATCGCAACAACTGCATTCGTACAATCATTAATTGATCAAGCATTAAAAGCTGCATTCCCAACAGGTATCATTACAGTTTGGAAAGGCACAGTCGCTACAATTCCTACTGGTTATCATCTTTGTGATGGTACGAATGGCACACCTGACTTAAGAGATAAATTCGTAGTTGGTGCTGGTGGATCATACACACCAGGAGATACAGGTGGTTCTGATAGCAAGACTCTTACAAATTCTGAATTGCCATCACATGATCATACTGCTACAATCGCAAATAACGGTGCTCATGAACACTTTGTTGCTAACGTTGATACTGCTATCGGTGGTCAAAACTTAATCGCTACTAATACAATGGCTGATACTGGTAACTTGGGTACTTCAAGTTCATATAACTTGGGTGGTTCAGCAACTGCAGCAACTATTGGTTTAACATCAACAGCTGGCACACATAATCACACAATTGATATTGATTCAACTGGTGATGGTTTGCCATTTGATATTCGCCCACCATACTATGCTCTTTGCTATATTATGAAATCTTGGGCATAATAACTTAATGCACTATTAAAAGGGAACTTCGGTTCCCTTTTTTCGCTTCTGGAAGCCTTTTTACATAAATAGGAATGCAATTCTGCATTATTTTCAACGGAAGGTGAAAATGGAACTAACATTACAACAATTACAACAATTGCTTCCAAAAAATCCATACGTGGATCACTGGCACCGTGCACTAGCACAACTATTACCTGACTATGAGATTAACACTCCTCAACGAATCGCTGCATTCATTGCTCAGTGTGCTCATGAATCTGGTAATTTCATGATTCTTAAAGAAAACCTAAATTATAAGGCGCCAACGTTACGCAAGATTTTCGGAAAGTATTTTCCAACAGATGAGATGGCTAATCAATATGCATCATTACCTAACAAGCAAGAAGCTATTGCTAATCTTGTTTATGCTAATCGTATGGGCAACGGTGATGCTGCTAGCGGTGACGGCTTTCGTTATTGCGGTCGTGGTTTGATCCAATTAACGGGTAAGCAAAACTACACTTGGTTTGCGGCATCAATTGGTATTACCGTTGAAGAAGCATCAGAATACTTACAGACATTTGAAGGTGCTGCGCAATCAGCTTGCTGGTTCTGGGAAACAAATAACCTAAATCAGTTCGCAGATAAAGGCGACATCTTGACATTGACTAAGCGTATCAATGGTGGTACGATCGGTCTCGAAGATCGTATCAAACACTATGAGCACGCACTACATGTTTTAGGAGTTTAATAATGAATGATAAGAAGCTTGTAAAGTTTTTATTCGTTTTGTTATTATTACCTTTGACATTGGCAATGTGTAGCGGAGATAGATATCGTTATCCATGCCAAGACCCAGAAAACTGGGATAAAGATTTTTGTAAAATGCCGATATGTGATGTGAATCGTACTTGTCCAGAACACATCTTTAAAGGCCAACGTGACCCAAGAATAGGACCTCCAAAAGATGACATTAAAGCAAATAACACACCTGTGCCAACAGTGGCTCAAGGACCTACTACACAAGGAGCAAATTGTGGAAAATAACCAACAAGCATTCATCTATACAGATGAACAACTAATGGCTCGTTTAAAGTTCTTCATCGGTATCTGTTTATCGTTGACACTTTTTGGCATTGTATTCGTTGTGTTATATTCACTAATCTTCGTTACACAACCATTGAACGCTATTAGTCCAATTGACCAGAAATTCTTCGAGTTGATTGTGCCTATTGCAACGTTCTTAACTGGTACTCTATCAGGTATCATGTTAGCTGGTACATCTAAAGAAGATAAGGAAGCAATGCTCCAAGCACAGAAGAATGCTGAATCAAACTTCGAAGCAACTAAGAAGATGATGACCGCACCACCTCCTGTGCAACCACAAAGTGTATATGTACAAGCACCAACCTTTGCTACACCTCCAGCATCATTCACACCAGGTGTTGTAATGAGTTCAACTGGTAAACCAATGCCTATTCAACCTCCACAGGAAGAACTATGAATTGGTTAAGTAGCATGCTTGCTGATGGAGTCAATGGTTCTGTCAGCAGCAAACGAGTAGTAACATTTATCGCATTCATTGTGGTATGTGTTTCTTATATTGCTGACCAATTCTTTGGTTACGCAGCTAAAGCAACCTTGTTCGAGTCGATGATGTACATCGTAATCGCAGGACTTGGTTTTACAGTCTCAGAGAAATTTGCAAAGAAGGAATAACATGAAAAAACTATTAGCAATTGCATTGTGCACACTATCTCTATCAGTGATGGCAAATGAACCACAAAAGGTTTGTGTTGACAAAATTGGTAAAGATGGTAAAGTGGTTAACGGTAAAGACGGTAAGCCACAACAAGAATGTAAGATGATGAAAGTTCATAAGAAACTTGAAGTCGAACAAGCACCTAAGAAGTAATTTTTAGACAAAAGAAAAGGGACCGTGAGGTCCCTTTTTTCATGCATGCTAGATTTATTTAGCTAGTGGATTATCAAGAGCTCTTTGAATCTTGCGATCTACACTGTTATCCAATGCCTTAAGTTCTTTACGAAGTTCATTCACATCTTGCATTGTTTCACGTTGTGATTGTTTAGCACCACGTTCAACACTATCAACGATACCTTCTAAACGACGAATGTCGCTCTTAAGATCATTCTTAATGTCTTGTGTGTATTGTACTGACTTCTCAGATTTTTCTACTACGATATCCATCTTGGCTTGTAGTTCTGATAGATCAGGTGCAACATATTCAGCGATACGCTTCTTCATTGATTGGTAATCTTTGTATGTTTCAAATGCACCATACAAACCACCAAGAATGGAAGAAACTAGAGTGAATGCAACCATTAGTTTCGCTGGAGTAAATTCATATCCACCGATGCTAATAACAGTGTTCGCGCTAGCATACTTCTTTACTGCCTCTTCAGCTGCGTCAATCTTTGCATTGACGTCTTTAACTTCTACTTCTTTATTGTCGTCTGACATTTTATTCCCCGTATTGTGAGTTGACTAGATCATTATGTAATCTATCGGATGGGCCATACAATCCCCATCCTAATCGTTTATTGTCTACGTTCTTTTGATTGTTGTAGACGGTGAATGGTTTATAACCATATGCATCTGGTACCATAACCTTATTGTACGCATCAAAACCTGGTGTGAAACCCATTGCTTGAATCACAACATTTTGTACTTGTTTCTGTGATTCCATATCAGCAGCTTTACCCATTTCATTGGCAAGATTCTTGCCTTTCTCTACTGCCTCTTTCTTAGCAGCATCTGCACGTTTAGCCATCATTTCTTGACGAGCAGATGGTTGAGGTTTCTCTCCACCTTGTGGACCATTTCCTTGTGGTTGTGGACCACCACCACCTTGTTGACCACCTTCAGGTTTCTTTTCCTGTGGTGCAGGAGCAGGTGGTGGAGGTGGTGTAGGTGATAATGAAACAGTTGCTGTTGCTGCGGCAGCGGGTGATGTAGATGTTGCTGTTGATGTGACTGCTTGGTTTACAATTGGATCTGCTACAACTGCAACAGCAACTGAACTACTTCCATCACTCGTTGATGTAGATGTTGTATTTGCTTGTGCAGTTTGTGCTACAACACCAGCAGTTGCAACTGTCGATGCCAAGTTTTGTTGTTCAAGCAAGGTTTTCTTAGCGTACGCTGTTGCATAATTTGGGCAACGTTGATCGTATAATGCATTCAATCTACATTGCTGATCGAAGTATGCAACTGCATAACCTGGACAGCGCGTGTTATATAATGGATTGATTGAACATTGTTGATCGAAGTATGCTTGCTCATATCCTGGACATGTTGTCGAATACAATGGATTTGCATTACACTGATAAGTCAAATACGCTGATGCATATCCTGGACAATCAGGAGAGAACAAAGGATTGATGTTGCATTGTTGTGTTTGATATGCAACTGCATAACCTGGACACGATGGATTATATAATGGATTTGCAGTACATTGCTGTGTTAAGTATGCAGCAGCATAACCTGGACATGATGGACTTGACAATGGATCTGATGAACATGCGTCAAATGTATAGTTCAATGATAGAGATGGGTTTTTAACTTGTGGACCATAATAACCTGCCCAAAATCTAGAATCTTTACCGCTGAACTTCAATGAGAAGTTCGCAATATTGGATGCAAGCAAACCATTATTTGCGAATGTCTCTGTACCACTAACATTAGTCCAATCAGTCGTTGGACCTAATACCCAACTCCTAGAATACAATGATGTGTTACTTGTGCTAGCAAAGTTTACAATCGCTGACAAGTTACCATTTGCTGGAATACCGTTATATGGATTTTGGTTTATGTAATCCCATGAATAGTTGTAACCAGTGATAGTCATACCACTATTCTGTAACGCTTGACTAAATGCATATGTGTACGCAACCGTTGCTTGTGTATAACCAAACATGATTGTGTTCGTAGATGAATTGTAACCAGGTGTTGATCCACCAGAGTAGCCACCACCGAGTGAAGTAGTGGCTACTGTACCTGTTAAATTATTTGGTCCAATCAGGTTAGGTGAAACGTTTTGAGCTTGTACGAATCCACATACGACAGTTAATAAAACTGCCATTAGTCTCTTCATTACTTCTTCTCTTCACTTGATAGGACGATTTCGTCCTCTTCTTTGATACGACCTTTTTTCTTCCAAATTTCTTTAGCGTTTTCGCCGATCTTACCTTGCACTGGGCATGGTGTACCTGCATCTAACATAGCTTGGAAAACACGATCGTCTTGGCATAGAGTAGCGACAGCCGCTACTTTCATACCCATGTCATATAAGTTTTTAGATAATTTGATGCGTTCACAATTCATGTCTCTGGTTGTACCACCCATAGAGATACCAAGGATTTGTGTCTGCACTGCGCCTGATGCTGCTGTTGCGCATACGTCATTATTGATTGTTGTGATTGCTGGAGCCACTGCTGTTGGAGGTGGCGATTTTACTGTTGTTGTGCTGTTGCTAGTAGTTTCTGAATAAGATCTACTTGTCGAGTCAGTTACGATTGGATCGATAGCCCAAACGCTTGATGTAGTCATAACAAAAAGCACCGCTGTTGCGATCTTTTTGTACATTGATTTACCTTTTAGGTGTATTGTTATAATTTAGGACACCAACTACATGCCCATGGTCTATTTATAAATAAGACATATGAAAGCACATATTTTGGGTAACGGTCCATCGATAAATTTATATGAACCACAAAACGACTATGTTGTTGGTTGTAACTTTCAACAGTTTCCTGTTGATGTTAGTGTAGTTTTAGATGTACGACCATGGCACGTATATTTACGCGATAGAACAATTCTGCAAGGTAAACCTGTTATCACATCACAATACGCTATGAATGGAATGAAGCATAAGAATCTTGAAGATGAACTTACCATATTGTATAAATTGCCATTTCTCGAACAGTATGTAAGTGCAGCGCATATTGCAACAGATTGGTGTCTGAATCATGACTATAGTGAGATACATCTTTGGGGTTGTGATTCGATATGGGCAGATACTGTAGAAACAAAAACAGATGCGTTAGTAGAACGCAATAGAATTCAAGAAGATTTGTATGTCCATTGGCGAGAGAAGTGGCAAGCATACAAGGACTTTAACATAATCGTGCATAACACAATAGAAGGCACACAACTGAGAGACTTACTATGAAAAACGTACAAGAGATAGATTTTGATTTTGGCTTCACTGCAGTAGATGAACAAGAACTCGATGCAGTACAAACTGTCAACACACAAGTAGAGGCAGCAACTACAGAAGTTGAGAAGCTTCAAGAGAAGGTAACCAAATTGCGTAATGCGATCGAACCTCTTCTCAAGAATCTTGAGGCAAATCCTGATAAGGCATACATCCATTGGCCAGATCGTCCAACCAAGGTCAAACAGTTTAGATCCATGCTCGACAGTATCATAAAAAGTTAGAACTTTTAGCTACCAAGCGAAAATATTTTAGGGCCCCTGGCCCCTCCCAAGTCCAATCCCGTCCGTGCAAGTCATTGACAGGATTGGACTTTTTATTTGCGAAAAAAAGTGAAAATAATTCGCAAAAAGCATGTACAAAGCCTGCAAACTGCAGTATAATAGATCCAACAAACAAACAAAAGGACATTATATGATTCGCACAGTACTCGGTTTCTTCTTGGTTTTCGCAGCTGTTGGTGGCATGGACAATGCTACAGATGCACAACTCTTGCCATTGGTTGCGGTTGCTGCCCTCGGTCTGGCATCCATGTACTTTGGCGTTACAAAAATAAATGCGAAATAATTCGCAAAAAGCATGTACAGCATGCAAAAAGTATGGTATAATTAATCATGACAAAACAAAAGGTATCTCGCAAACGAAATCCTGTAGCAAAGGACCTTCGTACACCGAAGTATCGAATGCGAGTCACAGTGAGTAAGTTGGCTTTCAAACGTAAGCCAAAGCATGTTAAAATTTTGACAATTGAATTGGAGTAATATTATGGGTCGTAAAGCACGTGTGTATGATGCAGCATTGGTTAAGAAATTCGAAGACAAGTTCTATAGCGAATTTCCTCAAGTCAAAGACGGTGGCACTTTCCAATGGAAAGACGCTACTAAAGTCATGCGTCAACTCGGTTTGAATCCACGTAATGGTGATGAGTATCCTTTCTACTTCTTCACTAACAAAGTTGCTAAAGGTGTGTACAAAATGCCTTTGAAACCAGCTTTGATCAAAGGTACGCCTGAAGCTGATGCGGCTCTCGCACCTAAAGTGAAAGTTAAGGCTAACAAGTCTATCGTTTCGAAAGGTCCATCTGTGAACTCACAACGTTGGGCTTCAGGTAAGGCACCTTTGAAAGAAGTCAAAGTTGCTAAGACCGCAAAGTCTGATCGTGATGTATCACTCGGTTACGACAACAGCGTTGAATTCGATGACGTTATGAGCCTTCGTGGTGAATTCGGTCTCGGTGAATTCCGCAACTCTATGGACTTCTAATGTTCAAATTAGTAGTTACATTCCTACTCTTTTGGGGTGGTGTCACAGGTCTAATCGGCATGTGGCGGCATATGCCTAACAAAGAGCGATGGTCAACCATCAAAACTGCAATGTATGGTTTAGCAACAGCTACAATCACGTTCTTGCTTTTGTCAACAATCGTTATTTTATTCTGAAGGATTATATGAAGACATCTATGAAACTCTTGGCTCTTGCTATGGCTATCGCCGCATTGCCTGCATGTACACGTATTGAAACTGGTGAAGTCGGTCTGCGTCGTGGCTTCGATAAACAAGTTAGTGGTAACGAACTGTTGCCTGGTTCATTCAATCAAACATTTATCGGTGAAGTGTTGACATTCCCAATCAAAGATGTTGCTGTTAAGATCGACGACTTAGCTCCATTGGCTGCTGATAATAGCACCATGAAAGATTTTGATCTGACTGTTATCTACAACATCAATCAAGCCTCTGTGTCTGATTTGTATAACACTAAAAACAAATCATTTCATGCCACACATGATGGCGACACATATCTGATGTATAATTACATCTTCAATGCTGCACGTAATGCATCATACAAAGCAGCACGCAAACATGAAGCTCTTGCAATGGCTGACAATCGCCAAGTTATGGAATCAGATATTCGTCAAGCTATGATGGATACTCTTAAAGAAGAAAAACTTGATGGCATGATTACAGTGTCTCAAGTGTTGGTGCGTAGTGTGGTTCCAGCTGATTCGATCGTAGCATCTGCTAACGAATTGGTTCGTGCTAAGAATGCCTTTAAACAAAAAGAAGTTGAAGTGCAAACTGCTAAGAAAGAAGCTGAACGTATCGCTGCACTGAATGCTAACGCTGGTGCTATCCAATACATGGATGCTCAAGCTCGTATGAACTTGTCTGAAGCTGCTAAGATTCAAGCACAAGGTATCGCTAACTTTAAGGGTCAAACCTTGGTTATCGGTGGTCCATCTCCAGTTCTTAACGTAGGTAAGCAATAATGTTAGAAGCTCTGTTATTGGTGGCATCATTTGCCTTTGCTTGTGCGATCGTTGTATACGTCATCAAGTATTTCATGAAGAAACGTTTGGAACAACATGCCGAAGAGGAAGCTGAACGTCAACGACAACTTGAAGCGACACGTAAGTGGCGTGAAGGTTTGAATGCGAAATGGAAAACTGAACAGTCGTCTGTGCCTCCTCGAGGTCTTGAGACAACTAAGTCATATACACCAACAAAACAAACATTTGCACCGTCACCAACACAGAGCGTTCAATCGCATGATGATAGTAGCAACTTGCTTGCAAATATCTTGATCATGGATGCGCTCACTCGTCATCACAATGAACCGACTATTAAGTCTGAGCGCTATGATCCAGGTGTGACATATGATGCACGTGCTGAATCTGCAAAAGATACATCATCATGGGGTTTTGATGATAGCGATAGTCGTAAGTCTATTTCATCATCGATGGATACATCGTCATCGTGGTCTTCAAGTTCATCTGACTCATTCTCGAGTAGTGACAGTGGTCCATCATCAGATTGGTAATTAAATGTTAGATAATAAAAGGAATGTTATGCATAATGTAAAAATGAATCGTCTTGAGTTGCTCAAGATCGTTAAGGCTAATGCTAAGAAGCATGTGACTGATTATGATGAAGCAGTCATCGACTATAAAGCAGCAGTCATTAAGGTTGCTAAAGCAAATCTCAAGATTGCAAATACTGGTGAATTGGAAAAGTTGGTGTTCCAAAAGATGCCAACGACACCAGTGAATTATGCTGACAACTATACACGTGCTATTCGTATGCTCGAGTTGTCTGTTGAAGATACTATTGATGTTGAAGAACACATCTTCAATCAACTCGTACTCGATGAGTGGGGTTGGAAACAAGCATTCACTGCACAAGCAGCATTCTATAAATCACTGTAAGGCAACATCATGGATTTAGCACTCTTAGTCTATGCAATCAGTTTGTTGCATGGTATCGGTACATTCTTTTTTACGATGATTTTAGTGTGCTGTGCAGTTGGCATTGGTAACTTCATCTATTGGATTGATTATTCGTCTAATGATGAACGTGAAGCAGGTGTACGTAAACGATTGTGGAAAGCATTTTGGGTTGGTGTTGTATCAGCATGGGCGCTAATTCTATTGCCATCTGAAAAGACAGCATACACAATGGTTGGTGCATACGCTGCTCAGAAAGTTGCTGAGAACGACAAGGTTCAACAAATGTCTGGTAAAGTGTTGACTATTATTGAACAGAAACTTGATTCATATATCGATGAAGGTATTGATGAAGCAAAGAAGAAAGTTGAAGAAACAGCAAAGAAAGCCAAGAAGTAATGAGTGGTTGGCGTAAACGGCAAATTATGGAGATCGATATGATTAATAAAGATACATTGAAGCAACAACTGCGTGAAGGTGTGAAGACGGTAACATTCACCAAAACTGATGGATCACAGCGTGTTATGAAGTGCACACTTCAATCAACTGTAATTCCACCAGCAGATCCTGAGAAAACAGTGACAGCACGTAAAACAAGTGATGAAGCACTCGCTGTATGGGATGTGGATGCCTCAGGTTGGCGTTCTTTCCGATACGACGCAATTATTAGTGTACAATAATATCTCGTTGTGGTATAATATACCATTGAGATCATAAAGGAATAGAAAATGGTAACAGTCAAAATCAACGGCAAAGCATTCAAACCACCAAAGAAGCGTATCGCTAATCCTTTGTTGGTCGATGAGAAATACACTGGTGAAGAACCCAACTTCATGGGCGTAGAGTTCAAAGATGAGAGTGATCGTCGTGTGAAGATGATGCACGCCTTTTTCTATTACAACTACTATAACGTTGGTAAGCACTTTAAGAAGGACATGATTAAGTATGCTAAAGACGAACTTAAATACACTAAAGACCAAATTGAACAACTTGAAGCTTCACCTGATTGGACTTGTCAACTACAATCTGGAGCTCTATTGCGCATGCGTGGCCGTGGTCTCGTGTTACGCGATAATGAATTTGACAAGATAAAAATTAATCTCGAAGCTATGTGCAAACATGGCATTCGTAAGCTTGCTGAACCTAAAGATGACACAGATGCACCAGCTAAGGTCGTCATCACAGTACAAGATCGCATTAAATTTAAAGCACAAGAGACAGTGTTGGGTGATCTTGAGGACATGCTCGATCAATGGATTATGGGTGAATCACCAACCATTGATGTGTATGAAGCTATGAAAGCAGCCATTTTGCCTGCCCAAGCATCTCGATTCATCATTGAATGGGCTACTCGTCATCTAGTAGAGATGCAAGGTGCTATAAATAAAGAAGACCCTCAATTAGTTGAAGGTTATTCCCATCTTACACTGAAGCGTAAGAAGGAATTTGTAAAATGGTTCGAGAGCATTATAACGGACGCTCAGCGCTTTGGTGCCAATACCAAGGTTGTTCGTAAAGCTCGCGCAAAGAAACCCGTATCCCTCGAGAAGCAAGTCTCGAAAATTAAGTACTTGAAGGAGTCGCCCGAGAATAAACTAGTTTCGATCAATCCGTCTCAGATGATCGGTGCAACAGAAGTATGGACTTACAATGTTAAGTACAAAACTCTGACCCGATATATCGCTGAGTCAGGTACGGGATTTGAAATCAAGGGCACTACCCTTCAACGTTTCGATACACAAACATCCCAAACACGCAAGTTGCGTAAGCCTGAAGAAACTCTGGCCGCTGTGCTGTCGTCTGCGAAGACTAAAGGCATTAAGGCATTTGACGCACTCACTACTAAACCGAGTGAGCCGAATGGACGGATCAACGAGGATACGATCATTTTAAAGGCAAATAAATGAGAAAGCAAATACTAAAACCTACAACATGGATCATCGCTGCGATGATTATGGTGACAGCAATAGTAACAGCCCAATCAACAATAGACCAAGTAGCAAAGGTTGAAATCCCGCTAGACGAGAATGACGTTTACTGTCTTACTCGTAATGCATACTACGAAGCGAAGGGAGACTCTCAGATGAGTCAGATCGCTGTGACACACGTAGTATTAAACCGATTGAACGATCCAGCATTTCCGAAAAGTGCATGTGATGTCGTCTATCAAAAGAATCGCAAAGAGAACCACTCAACAGTGTGTCAGTTCTCATGGTACTGCGATAAACGAATGATGAATAGAATCATCGATCCAATTGGATGGCAAGAATCTCTTGATGCTGTAAAGAAAGCAGTCAAGTTATATTATGCTAAAGGTGTTGATGTCACTGAAGGCTCAACGTTTTATCATGCAAATTATGTTAACCCACGATGGAATCGACTCGAGAAAGTAACCTCGATTGGATCCCACATTTATTATAAAGTGAATGAAGAATGTCAGAACAACCAGAAGGCATGCACACGAAGAAGTCGTTCAGTGAACTTGTAGAAGCACGTGTGAGGAAGGATCGATCAAACTATCTCGATGCAATCATTGAGATTTGTAAAGAGCGGATGATCGATCCTGAAGATATTGCAAAGTTAGTGAATAATCCCATCAAGGCAAAACTTGAAGCTGAAGGGATGAATCTTGGTTATTTGAAGAAAAAGAATGAGCTTACGTTCGACTGATCCATTTGATGCGTATAAGATTTACATCGCATGTAAGTTGCACTTCGAATCAAAGACATATGACTATTTCAAATACAACGGAAAGTCGAGTGTCACACCGAAGTCATTCTATGCACGTCGTGATAAATTCTTTTTCGCAAAGGTAGTTAAGAAGTATGGACTAGATGAGTTACCATATTTCTATGCATGTATCTTTGCTCATCATGGTACAAAGTGGATTGGAGACCTCAATGAGGAATCCGCTGATAACACATTCAAAGCATACAAATCTTTGATGGAATCATTCACATACCGCTTTGGAAATGATATAGATAAGATTGTAAGCGCAAATGACTTCGAGAGTTTGTTTGTGGTAGAGGATGGACAACATCCTAAACTCGTTAAGATGCTACTTCAAAACGAAATACCATTAGAAACGTTCGTTGTTATGAACCGCTTTCTGAACTTCATGCCTAAGTTCGACAAGGAAATCAAAGACCCAATCTTGTGGCCTGATATTTCGTTGAAGATCCGTAAGTATGATAAGTTCATCAAGGTGAATGATAAAAAAGTTGCAGAGGCATTAAAAAACTGTTTACTACAGCATGCCGATGTGATATAATATTCATTCCATATTCTGTTAGACAAATTGTTAAAAAGGAAAATACAATGTCATTAGCTAATCTCAAAAAGTCGCGTGGTAGCGACATCTCTAAACTAGTTGCAGCTGCTGAAAAAGTCGGCGGTGGTGGTCAGCAACAATCTTTCGAAGACAATCGCATCTGGAAACCAGAAGTTGACAAAGCAGGTAACGGTTATGCTGTTCTCCGCTTCTTGCCAGCTGCTGAAGGTGATGATTATCCATGGGCTCGTTATTGGGATCATGGCTTCCAAGGTCCTGGTGGTTGGTACATCGAGAAGTCATTGACTTCAATCGGTCAAGCCGATCCAGTTTCTGAGGTCAACAGTAAATTGTGGAACTCAGGTTTAGAGAGCGATAAAGATATCGCACGCAAACAGAAGCGTCGTCTTCACTACGTTTCTAATGTGTTGATCGTCTCTGATCCAGCACATCCAGAAAACGAAGGCAAGGTATTCTTGTTCCAATACGGCAAGAAAATCTATGACAAGATGATGGACGTTATGCAACCTCAATTCCAAGATGAGTCACCTGTGAATCCATTCGATTTGTGGGAAGGCGCCAACTTTAAGTTGAAGATTCGTAACGTTGAAGGTTATCGTAACTATGACAAGTCTGAGTTCGATAAAGTAACCGCTGTTGCGAATGGTGATGAAGCTGAACTCGAAGCGATCTACGCTAAGTGCTACTCACTCAAGGAATTCACTGATCCATCTAAGTACAAGTCTTATGATGAATTGAAGGCGAAACTTGAGCGTGTGTTGGGTGGTACAGCTCCACGTACAACTGCAGAGTCAATCAATCTCGATGAGCACGCAAGTGCACCATCTGTTGGTCGTGTTGCAGCACCACGTGCAGAACCAATTGAAGAAAGCGGCGGAGATGATGACACTCTCAGCTACTTTGCTAAATTGGCACAAGACGCTTAATCTATAGCATGCTATAGTAAGGGACCGAAAGGTCCCTTTTTTACGCATGTACAGCAGGTTAAAAATATGGTATAATAGATACATGATTAAACTAAGGAAAGAGTGATGGCATTTCTCAAACTCACAGCGATGTATAATCAAACGAGCATGATCATGGTCAATGCTGATAACATCGTTTCTATTCAACCAAACTTGGAACGTGAAGGTGGTTGCATCATCGACACAATTAAAGGTCCAATGGCAGCACGCGAAGCAATCGAAGTGGTTGAAGCGATGCTCGAACAACATTATCAAATTCAAGGCGCAGTAAAAAATGGATGATATGCAAGACAGTGAGATGTTTCCGTTCGACATCAACTATGATCAGATTTTGACAAGCAACGAGATATTGCCTATTGTACAAGATTGTGTACGTGCTATTCGCAAGAATGCATACGTCACACCAGGTGAATTTATTCAATCAGTGATGAACAGTGATTTGCAAGAAGCAATCGAAGTTGCTGATGACGATGAACATGCCAATTACGGTGACTTCATGTTGTTAGCTGAAATGCTTGCACGCGCTGAAGGTTTGGATGCTGCACAGAACTTCGAAGAGATGCGTCATCGTATGTCATTGATGATTAGTTTCTTAGTTGTTGAATCACTGAATCGTAAGAAGATGGTTAAGGTGTTCCACGATCGTATCTCATTTGGTGATGATATGAGCAAAGCGGTTATCGTTGAGAAACTGTAATGGCTGGTGTTTACAAAGCAAAACAATGTCCGAATTGTGGTACCACACACCGCAAACGAGGCAAGTTTTGCTCTGTTAGTTGTTCGAACTCATATCGTACGCTGTCACCTGAAACGATTGAGAAGCATAGACAGAATGCATTAGAGCATGCACAAACGCCAGAAGGTGTTGCTAAGGCTGCAGCGATGTCTAGAGAGAACACAAAGAAGGGATTAGATAATGATAAGCGTCGTAAAGGCGAATACGTATCAGTTCCCGATGATTGGATGATGCATCTCGATCATGAAGATGATGATGGTTTTGTACTATAAGGAAAGAATATGCCATACGTTTATGTTGGTACTGATGTACTCGAAGAATTTGATGATGATGATTTGATTGATGAGCTTAAATCACGCAACATTATGTCTCATCAAGGTGATGATGAATTCGAAACAAAGGAAATCATTCGCAAAATCTATGAGAAGCGCCGAATCGGTGAAGACTATCAACAAGAACTCGACATGTTGATTTATGATGTGTTAGGTCGAGTCATATGAAGATCGAAACAACAATGTGTCACAGCCATTTATTGTCGATGCTGTTGATGCCTGAGCAAATGTATAAAGCTGTTGAACGATATGTTGCATTTGTGCCTGATATGCCAGCAGAAGGCATCATTGGATATATGGAAACATGTGTAGAGTTCGATGTAAAGAATCTGGATGAGTTTACAAAGCTTTGGAATGAATCCTATAAATTCCCATCAGATCGCACAGAATGGTACCACAAAGTTAAGAGTGGCACATTGGCAAAGTAATACTTTTGACTTAATGTACAACACGCAAAAACTGCAGTATAATATAACCATAGACAGACAAAAGGATTGGTTATGAAACGCGGCGAAATGTTAGACAAGATGCTCCATATTGCAGTGAATGCGCATCACGGTCAATTCGACAAAGGTGGAAAGCCTTACATTCTGCATCCACTCAAAGTGATGCACTATCTCAAATCAGATGATGAAGAACTCATGTGCATGGCTCTTGGTCATGATGTGATCGAAGACACTAATGTCACATATCAAGATCTTCGCGATGTTGGTATCTCTGAACGAGTCATCGAAGGTTTGAAGTGTCTCACTAAGCAACGCGGTCAAACTTATGAAGAATACAAGACTGCTGTGTTTGGCAATGTTGATGCAATGAAAGTCAAGATGGCTGACTTGCGTCATAACACTGACATTCGCCGTTTGAAAGGTGTCACTGAGAAAGACATCGCACGTATTGCAAAATACCAAAACTTCTACATGGAAATCAAGGCACGCCTCGAATTCTATGCTAACTTAGAAAAGACAGAACCATGAGCAAGTTTGTTGTATATGAAGTTGTGTACGGTGGCGATGTAGACGGCACTGGACCTGAACGTTGGCATGGCACATGTGTTGCGGTATGTGATACAATGGATGAAGCATGTGACGTTGTTTATTCTTCTAATGTGGAATGTGAAATCTTTGAGGAAGACGAATGAATGAACGTATCAAATCACTTTTAGCGAAGGCACATTTAGATGTGATGGAAGATCTTGGCAATATCGATACAAATCATGTTGCTGAAAAGTTTGCACAGTTGATCATTTTAAAATGTATTGACATTTGTTTAGATCGTCATCACACTTGGCGTTGGGATAATGAACCAGATTCGTTTAGTGGTCCTAGAGATTGCGCTCAATCGATAAAACAACATTTTGGAATTGAAGAATGAAATACAAACAGTGGCGCATTGCCAAACGAGATGGTCAAATCATTCAACAAGTCCGAACAGTTACATCAACTGCAACTATGACAAAATGGTGGAAACCATGGGAATACACAGTTGAGTATGACTACTCAGAATGGTTTGATGAACCAATTGAAGAGCTTCATACATTTCGAATCGGTGATCGTGTAGAAGTACGACAAACAGCAGGTTTCCACAAAGGTGCAATGGGTGAAATCAAGTTCATTGAACCACGTGGCAAAGTTTGGGTTTTACGTGATAATTCAGGATCGCCTGTATATTATCACAATGATGAATTGAAATTGATTTGGCGCAACACAAAAGCATCTGATGAGTGATAGAAAGAATCGTGATCGTGGTACGAAGAATGCCAATCGTAGAGGCAAATGGGAATGCACATGTTGGTTGTGTATCAGCGACAAAGAAAAGAAAAAACGAGTGCTAGAAAAACAAGGTCGTAATGCTCACAAAAGCATGTACAACGAAGAATAAACGAGATATAATTAATCTATGACAGATGAACAAAACGAAATTATGGACATTGCACAAGAAGAATGTGCAGAGGTCATTCAAGCACTCAGTAAGGTTAGACGATTTGGTCTATTGACTGAGCATAATAATGTAAGCAATCAGGCACACCTCGAAGAGGAAGTTGGAGATCTAGCGTGTATGATTGAATTGATGATCGAAAAAGGTATGATCGATCAAGTCGCTGTGATGGAAGCATCACTACGTAAACGTGCTAAACTAAAACAATGGTCAGGAATTAGTGTATGAGTACAGATAAAAAAGATTATGAGATTGTGTTTGCGCCAGGTTGTTTCGATGGATTCGACGGCACACAAGAGGAACTCGATGAATTGATCGCTGAGATCCATCGAAAGTTTTCAAGCGGTGAGGCATTCGATGAGGCAATCCCATTGACTGAAGAAGGTTCACAGGAAATCGCAGAATTTTTGGAGCGTGCTGAGACACGAAAATTACAATGAGTCCACTATCACTATTGACAATTCTATTGATCGTCGCTAAATTGGCTGAATGGATCACTGTATCATGGTGGATTGTATTCGCACCGTTTCTGTTACAATTGGCAATGATTGCACTCATCGCATTGTGGTGGATCATCTTCACGAGATAATATAATGGGTGTGTTCACAGATTATTTCAATCGAATCGGTTATAAATCAACATACGACATTGGTGATCGTGTAACAGGCAAATGGAACAAGATCCCATTCTGTGGTACTGTTGGCAATGATACACTCATCAATCATGATGAAGGTCCACGCATCACGATTCATTTGGATCTTCCAATCAAATTCAAAGACAAAGTGTACGACATAATCATTGTCAAGCACAAAGATATTAAGAAAATGAAATCAACATGATGACACATACAATTAAACGAGATTCTTGGCATTTCAAACTGCAAAACTTTGGTGCTGCTGATCAGTATTACGGTACTAAAGAGACTGACATTTGTACTTACACACGTCGTGTCATTCGCGGTGCATCACTGTTTCTATTAGTATGTTCACTCGCACTGTTTGGTGGTTATTGCGTTGGTGACTTCATATATTGGCTTTACACGGGTTTGATGTATGAATTCACTAAAATGGCATTAGGTGCATTCATGACTGTTATCATCTTAGGTATGGTGGCATGTGGATTAGTTGCTGCAGCATTGTTACATACACACAAAAAGTATGAAGACTATAAGTATGCGAAGATGAAGTCAGATGATTATGTTGAACCAAAACCATCATTTATGCAATTGGCATATCGCAAATTCAAAGATAAAACATGTTTCAAATTGAAAGTTACAGATGAGTAGAGAATACGCACCAGATAAATGGCAAATCGTACGTATCAAAGGGATTGAAGGCGAAGCATATAAAGTTCTTGGTTCATGGTATGGCGGTTATGCAGGTTCAGATTCGTGGAGATTGTCAAGCGGCATCACTAAGATCACTGAATCAGATATGTGTTACACAGTATTGAATGAAAGCGGATCGATGTACACTCTTTATAAAGGTGTACAAGGCATGAGTGGATACACATACGGCATCTACAAATCATTGAAAGATCAAGAGACTGAGTCACTCACAATCAATGTAATCGATATCGCTGACATCACTGAAAAGTTTGCATAATGTACATCATCTTATCAACAAAGATCATGCTCACTCTCATTTTGGTGACATATGTGGGTGTGCATATTGGTAATTTCATTTGGGATCACAACGCTAAGCTCATGCCATGGGCATTCAAGTTGCCACTTGGTTTGATTGCGATGGCAATGTTTGCATCTATTTTTAATTTTGCTCTAGCAGTTATTTGGGGTTTGATATGAGTAAGCAACAGAAAGCCAATTATGTAGTGGCTCATTATTGGGAAGACACCGAGGCGATTGGTTGTTATGCATACTTCAATGAAGTGCATTTTGGTACAGTATTAGAAGCACAAGACTTCAAGAATTATGTGACAATGAAACGCCCTGATAAAGACTGGAAAATCTTTCAAATTGTGGAGACCAACTTATGATGAATATGAATATGACAATGAAGTGCGCGCGATGTGGTTATAATTATAGCAACTCAGGCGATTCAGCACACGTATGTTGGCCAATGACAGCAACAGATTCATCTTCACAATCACTGAAGCCATCATCACATGAGGTTGCAATTGGTCGTCTAACAAAGAAGATGAACAAGATCAAAGACCAACGTGATAAAGCACGCAAAGAGTTGACACAATACAAAACTGTGTTGCGAGATCTGCCTAATCTACAACGTCGTTATGATGACTACCAAAAGTGGAAGAAAGAACAAGAGACTCTGCACACAATGAAGACACGAATCAATGAGCAATCATTACTGATTCAACGTTTGCAAAAGGAATTAGAGAAGTGACAGTGCCAATCGAACGCAAGAATGCTGTGATATACACAGAGAAATTCTTGCTTAACTTGGTGAATCCAAAGGTGACACCACGTGTACCAAAGTCAGTGAGAGAAGAGGCACGTAGATTGCTTCGTCACTATCCATCACAGTTTGATATGGATACGATAGCTGCACGAGAGGATGGACGTAGTGAAGTTGTTCGACACAAAGTATTTGGGAATGATTACAAATGAAATTCTTAATGATCATGGCATATAATCTAACGTTGATTATTGGCACCACATGGTTGGTAGCAGAACGTGGATGGTCAATGTGGACATATTTGTTATGCGTGCTGTTCATGTTACATTTTTCGAAAGCAAAAGATGACACTACAACTACATGAAAATCTAGTTGAACGTTTACGTAAGCGTGCTGAGATTCGTAGACAAATCACTACACGCAAATCGGTACAAGAAGGCAAACCTGATCGCATCGCAGATTTGTTAGAAGAAGCAGCAACAAAGATCGAATCGTTGATGACTGTGTATCATCCAAAATATGATACTTATTTTGATCCAACAAATGGTGAATGGATCGAACCACGATGCAGTGATCCAACATGTGAGTTCTGTTCAAAGCGTCCATCTAACGCATTCGAATAAATCAGAAACAAAAGTATTCAAAACCCAAGTGTGTCAAAAAAGATACACTTGGGTTTTTTTCGCAAAAAGCATGTACAATTGCATGCAATGTTGTATAATAGATCCATCGAACGAACAAAAGGACAATACAATGTACTCATTCCAACCACTCGCTGATATTCCTGTTGATCACACAGGCTTTGGCATTATCTTCGGCCTTTGCTGCTTCATCACTCTCATCGTATTGATGAATGAGTCAGAACTGTTTTTCCAATGGTTCTTCATCGCTACTGTCACATGCATTAGTGCTTACTTTGTATCATATAGTTGGACTGATCAAACACCAAAGACTTTCAAAAATGAGAAGGTTGTGGGTGAGTTTGTTGGTTATGAGTCAGAAGGTTACAAAGAGCGTAGCGGTAAGTCATACGTTGACAAGCATTTTACTTACATCATCTACAAAGTTGATGGCGGCAATGTGATGCTTCCATGTAAGACAGGCGTTGTGTATCCACAATCAGTGACATTGTACAAGAACTAATAGTCCTACAAAATGGTAGACTACTATGTACAATTGCATGCAGTATGGTATAATAAATCCATCGAACGAATAAAGGAACTAAAATGGCAACATTGACTTGGTGGTACGCAGAATGTCTTGATGATGCAGATGCATACTCAATCGTGGCTAAGACAAAAAAGGATGCAGTTGCTCAACGTAATGAACGTGGTGCTGATCGATTCGCAGAACCAGTACGTAAAACTTTTGTCTACAAAGATGCATTCGATTTGTTTGAGTATGCCACAAGCGAGGGCGGTGGACGAGGTATGTAATAGTCCTACATTTTAGTAGACTACTATGTACAAAACATGCAAACTGCAGTATAATTGATCCAACACACAAACAAAGGAACATATCATGGCTAAAATCACTAAAGCAACCTTCAAATCATTCGTTAAAAAGAATCGCGCAAACTTGGTCATTCGTGTCAAGTCGAAGTTTGATGGCATGTCAGATATGTGTGAAGCAACAGGCGAGACAGCATTCACACCAGTTCTCGAAGCTGATCGTACATTCGACAACAATCTTGGCATTCAAGGTGTCTGGTTGGTTGGCACAGGCGGTGATTATTTCACAGCGTATGAACAGAACGGCGTTAAAGGTATCGAAGTCTATAACTGTTGCGGTCAATTTGTGGTAGGAGTCAAAGCTTAATGTACACAGTCATCTTCGCATCTGGTCGTATCATGACATTCCACATCAAAGCAGTTGCTGAGATGTATGCTCAATCGATGGAATCTAAACGTGGCCACCTCATCACTCCTGAGATGGTCAAAACTTTTGAAAGAATGGCAAATGCTTAAGACATACAAAGTGTGGATGTTAGATGAATCGCATATCGATGAGCACGATTACAATGTGCCATTGATCGAGAATCCATTTGTGAAGATGATCGTTGGCACTGCAAAGAGCGCAATGCATTTGATCAATGAGTATGATCCATTGTGCACGATGTATGTGTTGAAGTCAGAGGAAGTACATGAAGTGGTATGAGTATTTGAAGAGCACGAAGAATCAGTCCACAGGTGAGGATGTGGCTGATTCGATAGTATTGCTCGTCATATGTTTTTTGTTAATGATGATGGTGTTTTCATGAGCGCATGGAATTTTATGTGGGATGTGGCTCAAGAGGAGCGTATCAAAGCACAAGAAGAGAGAACTGCTAAACTCGAGAAACGTGTGAAGGAACTCGAGGATCAAATGGAAATGGCAGCAAAATGGATTTTGTTTTTAGCCACACATGGTAAGAAGATTGAGGAGATCACTGATGCCACTGACGCTTGATGAACTGAGACAAATACGTGAGTCTCTTCGCGAACTCGTTGCTGATCCACAGATTGATTTTGGTCCAGCATATGAAGGTGCCAAGCAACGGCAAATTGCAGCACTCAAACTGTTGAACAAAGGCATTCGTCATCTCACCCCACCTGTGGATGTGAAGAAGATCATTCAAGCACATGCGGATGCATTGGCCAAAGAGATCGATAAAGAAGTCCTTAATAGTCTACTAAAACGGTAGTAGAACTATCTTCCTACATGTACATTCTCCGCAATTGTGGTATAATTGTCCTAACAAATCAAAAATAGTAAGGAAATTATATGACTCAGATTGCTAAACTCGTTGAGGCTATGAAAGCCCAAATCGTTAAACCTACACGTGCTGTAGTAAACAGTGAATGTGCATTCGTTATGGAACGTTTGTACAAAATGGATGAGCCATCATTGGCTGCTCAATATTGGAACTGGACATGTTCTGATTGGAAATCGAATCCAAAATTTGGTGATGAAGTCCAAGAACTTCAAACTCAACTTCGTGCAATCGATGCACAATCAACAATGCCATCATGGGGGACATATGGAACTTAAGACTGTTGCAGAGAATCTGCGCAATACGATCAAAGGCAAAGAGATGCTCTTGGCTAGTTTTGTGAACAGTGGAGAAGTTGGTTACGAAGTGATCAAGCACATGTTGACAATGAATATCGATGAACTCAATCGCATCCTCACTGATGTTGAGGCATGTATGAATAAGGACACAGAAAATGGCTCGTGAAACTAAAGCACAACGTGAAGCTCGTGAAGCATTTGATCGTGCACAAGAATTGGCACAAGCAGAGGCCTCGTATGTTGATCGATTAATGGGATCACTGCGACGTGCTGTCAAGTACAATTTTGAATTGGATGTGGCTGAGACAGATCGATTCTTGCTTGTGGATCGAGATGACACTAGTGAACTTTTCTATGTGTCACCAACATGGTCCAAACAAGCGGATGATGAACTTGAGGACCTCAATCAAGCAGTGGACTATAAGGTTGCTGTTGAAGATGAACGAAATCGTCGTCGTCGTTTACGTGAACAAGCATTGTCTAAGCTTAGTCCAGAGGAACGTGAAGTCCTCAACGTGTAATAGTCTACCGTTTCGGTTGTAGTACTATTGTCTCATATGTACAAGTCTCATCCATGTTGTATAATTGATCCAACACAACACAATAGATGATCAACAAAATGCGTAATCCTCTCGACTTCATCCCTCACCTGATTGTAGGTTGCTTCATTGCAATGCCAATACTTCTCATCACATGTGCTATCGATCAAGGTTTTGGCAATGATGTCGTGTTGGATACGTATTCTGGTCAAAAGTTAGTGTGCACACGAACACAATACAACTATAGTACAAAGACCACCCAATGTGTGGAACGTGTCAATGTAGCTGCTGTATGTAAGAAAATCGAGCACACTGGTCCAATCTTTGGTACATTCATCAATGAGCGTTGTGAGTAAGGAGAAATAATCATGGACAAATCACAAGACTTCCCCGACATCCCCGGTGCCAAAGAGTACTATTGCGAAGTGATCAAACCAAGCGAGATGGTTGCTAAGGCGTATGAAGTGATGGAGATGCAATTCTTTGCTGCTTATGGTGGTTGCACTCGTGGTTACTCATCTGAACGTAAGGTTGCTGAGGCATCGACCAAAGAAGCAGCTGAGAAGATTGCCAAGAAGATGATGAGCGATCGAGGCATTGGTGCTCCATTCTATTATTCAGTGAAAGGATAACATATGACATTTTACGCAACAGAACAAGAGGCTATCGCTGCTGCTCATGGGACTGAGGTCGATGAATTTGATGGCATGAATTGTAATGACTACCTTGCTGAGGATGCATTGAATGATGAATTCTGTACTGGTTGGGATGGCATATCGACTCGATGTGATTGTGGCAATCGTCGTGTCCAATGGCTTGGTGTTGAGGTGTCTGAAGGCAAGTGGTTGGCCTATGCAGAGGCATACTAATAGTCTACTAAAACAGTTGTAGTACTATCGTCCTACATGTACAAGTCTCATCCATGTTGTATAATTGACCCATGCAACAAAACAAACGAATCTTCTTTGGCAATACTTGGTTCCTTCCACCCTTCCGTACACATGGACTGTGGGTTGAGGATGCAACAGGTAAGAATGTAGCTGAGGCATATAGTTATGAATTGGCTAAAGCATTGGCAGAATTATTGAATAAGGACACAACAAAATGACAAATCGTAAACTCTTCGCCCTTGAATTGGACATCTCAGCAGAATATCCAACATCTGATCTGATGGTCGATGTGGCAAACTTTGGATTGATTGCTGAGTTGGTTGATGCAAATGGTCCTGGTGGTGGCAATCCAGTGTATAAGTTCTCGAGCTTCAATAAGGACGACCTTGTCGCCTTTGCCCTTGAATGTGGATATGAAGATGACATTGCAGAGGAGATTGTATAATGAAGACAATCAAGGACATGTATTATGTTGCCTTAGGCAACGTGCTTGACTTGATTGAGAAGTCAGATACGTATAAGGCATTTGTAGATTTTGCTGAAACAGACGATGAGGCCAATATATATGCTCGCCGCTCACTCAAGTACAAAGCAATGTACATCGTCGAGTTTGACCGTGAGATGGATAGACTAATGGAAGGATCAATATGACAACACTATATGATGGACTGACACGTAGTCAGATGATTTACAAGATCCACATGGAATGTGACACCTCCTCGGCATGCTATAAAATGAGCAACGAGGAACTAATCGAATGTTATAAGGAAATTTTTGGCATATGAAAGTACGTGAGTTGATAGAATGGCTAGAGTGTTTCGATGGAGACAAGGAACTGATGATGGAACAAAATGGTGGTGAGTACGTGTCCGACCTAGAGTTCATAGACATACAAGAAAAGGATGGGAAGGTTTGGATATATGATTGATGCCACACTCTACATTCTATTAGGACTATTCATCATTGGTATCGTATATGTCCTATCCATATTCCATAGGGCAAGAAACATATAAGGTTACACATGAGACTTAGATGGCTAACAGTAATGAATCATGTTACAGCAGAGACGGTACATCAATATGCGATAGAGAATCAACTTAGTCGCATGGATGCTAAGGCACTATTAGAGAAAAGAACAACTACAGTGCTTCAATACTTGCCCGATGGTGGTACGAATCAAGATTGGACGAATGTGCCTCATGTTACAGAGTATAGAACTTCTGTATCAGGATAAGCAATGAATACTTTGGTATCAGGAATGTCGGTGGTAGGCGAGGCTCGGGGAATGTGTCATGGGAGTGTGTAGGAGTTGGGTGGTGTGCGGGAACTATCATGAATTCACAGAGATGCGTAGAAAATTCTCAGCGGATCACAAAATTTCACCGAATTTTTGCTATGTGAGTCATGCAGACGACCTCAGAGGCGTGCAGAATCCACATGGATTTTTCTATGGCACATGGATGAATCGCAGTGACATAGTAGACATTATAGTGATGCTCAAGGTGGCCACGAAGATCCCAAATCCACAGCTGGATGCAGTGGTCAACAGTTGGAAACAGAAGTATTCATACAGATAGTGTATCTTTTTTGACACA